AAAGTAAAAAGAATTCAATTCTCTCAAAATATAGAAATTCGAGATCCGGCTTTAAGAGTTGTCGATAAGAAAGATGCTAAAAACTTTATGGTAAACCAAACTTCTATTTTGTTAGAACGTGATCAAATCATGTTGTCTCCATTTGATGATATGATTTGGAAGCAAATGATGAATTATCAAGTTGTTCGTATTTCTCAAAATGGAAAACCGACTTACACATCTGAAAATGAGCATGCTTTAGATGCTCTCATGTTAACCATTTTAGGGTTTACATTAGAATTCCCAGAAATCACAAAAATTCTGGAAGAAATGCGAGTGGCTAGAAAAGCAAAGGTTTATGCTTCAAAAACAGAGGAAAAGCTAAAAGAAAAAGCTTTTGGTGGCGATAGAGATGTATTCAAAACATCTAAAACCAAGAGAGAGCGTGAACCCAGAGATAACCCACGTTGGCATTGGCAGAAAGTTCCGTTAGGATATAGTAAAAGTAGATCTAAAACATATTGGGGACGACGAGGATCCAGTAGTGGAAGTAATCCTTTTCGAAGATCCAAGTTTTAAACTGCTAATTTAGCAGAAAAAATAAACCCCATGTATCCTAACAAGTGCAGCTGCTTGCTGCACGATACATACTGACACTAGGCGGTGTTTTTATGGAGAATGAATTGTTTGGAAAAAAGGGAATTGATACAGAGTATGAGCGAGAATTCTTTGAAACACCACCTCATTTGGAATTTCATGTAAGGATTTTAAATGCTCCTTTATTTCCAGACGTAAAACAAAATATAGTGAGGGCAAAAGATTTTACAGTAAGTAAATCTATTATGGATTATCAGTCTTTAATTGATCGTATTCAAAAATTATTAGATATTCTGCAAGATCGAAATCTATCCAATGAGTTTCAAGTCTTATTAGGGTTATTATCAAACGAGCATCCTCCAATGAATGACATTATACAGCACGAAGAGCAATACAACACCATTGCACAAGACAACGGAGATTTAGAGCTATATACGATCCTATTTAGAGTGAAAAATACTCTAAATAAGCGAGTCAATTTTATAATGGATTATTTAAAAAATCAGTTTTCTTCTGCGGATGAGGTAAAAAAAATCGAAGAAGATGAATTGGTATCTATTCAAAAATGGTTTGAAAAAGAGGTGCAATTATCAAATTTTTATCATGAAATGGCTCATGATGAAGATGCTACTGATGGTGAAGTTAAAAACATTGAAAAAGAAGCGAAAAAATTAGAGGGTATGCATACAACTTTGGCTGATATTTCTTATGTAGATCGAAATAGATATTTAATGCTGGAAGAAGTTGTGAATATGGGGGAAGCCATCGTATTGTATCCGGAAAATTTCATTAAAAAAGATTTACACATGTTGCTTGACCAATTAGCAAAATTCCCAGATTTACGCATATTTAAAAGTCATTTGTTGTTTTCATTTAAACAAGTGAAAGATGAACACAAAAAAATCAAGCACCAGTTTGTCTTAATGGACGAAGCAAAAGAATTGTTTATTTCAGAAAAGCAATATTTTTATCAAAAGTTTAAATCCAATACTTCTTATGAATTAAGAGAATGGTTATATACTCAACAGGAAGAATTTAGTGAAGCATTAGATAAATTTGCCGGTTATATGGTGGAATCCATTAAAAACGTAGAAGATTATTTTTCGAAAACCTTAACAGATTTAATTAAATATTATCGACAAGAAGCTATATTTTATTACAAACAAATGGAGCTATTGAGAAAAAAAGAGGAAATTAGACGATTCTATAAAATAATCGAGGATTTAAGAGATATAGGTCAAATAGATGCGGATTGGATTGACAGATATTTGGAGGTAAACGGTTATCAAGACTCTCAAATATCGTAATGTGAAAGACCTTTCATGTATAATGTTTATAGTGTGTTTTACTAGCTTTTAAAGTAGAGGGGGAAGATTCTTGGCAAAATTATTAAACAAAATATTAAGAAATATAGAAATTAAGAATGGTCCCTCTGGAAGTAATGGTGGTGTAGGAGGATCTTTTAACCGAGATCCGAAAGCAAATCGGGTAAAACGTGTTGGATATCAAATCAGCAATAGCTCAGGCGGCGGCCGAGATAATTTTGAAACTCCTGATGTAGATTTTGAATTAATTGAAACAGCCATACGAACAGATGCATATCTTAGTCAATCTATCATGAAATATGAAGAGCTAATTTTTAAGTCAGGATGGTCTTTGCAAGGAAAAAATGAGCAATCTTTGCAATATGTAAAACTAAGGTTAGACATGATAGCTGTAGCTACTCAAATTCCAACAGAAGAACTTTTTCAGGGGATTGCACGAGATATTGTTCGTTATAATAACTGTTTTTTAGTGAAAGCTCGTGCAAAAAATGGAGTAGGGCTGCCCCCAGGTATTACGGCAACACCGGTGCCGCCATCTAAAGAACCGATTGCTGGTTATTTTATATTACCTCCAAAAACAATTCAAATATCAAGAGACCAAAATGGTACAGTTCTAAAATATAAACAAGAAGTGCAGGGAGCAGATAAGCCAGTAGAATTTAAGCCAGAAGACATTATTCATATAAAAGATAATGTATTAACAGGTAGAGCATTTGGTGATCCTTGGATATCTTCTGTGTTAGATGATGTAAGACTGCTAAGAAAAGTTGAAGAAAATATCGCATTACTAATATATAAACATATCTTCCCTTTATTGAAATATAAAGTAGGGCTAGATAAAGAAGGATTTGAAGCAGCAGACGAAGAAATCGAAGAAATTCAGCAAATGGTAGAAGATATGCCAACAGATGGTATAATGGTTATGCCTGAGCGACATGATATAGAATCTGTCTTAATAAACGCCATTGATGGAAAACCTTATTTAGATTATTTTGAAAATCGGGTATTTTCTGGACTTGGGATGTCCCAAGTGGACTTTGGACGTGGAGATACTGCTAATAGAAGCACAGCTGATGCTATGACTGGTATTAAAGCTGATCGGGTAAAACGTTGGCAGCAAATCATTCAAACTCAAATTGATAAGTATATTATTGATGAATTACTGGTAGAAGGCGGTTTTGATCCGCTCGTTAATCCTGAATATGATGTAAACTTTGTCTTTAATGAAATAGAAATCGAAAGAAAAATTAAACAAGAAACTCATGAAATATTTAAGTTTAACAATAATATGCAGACTTGGGAAGAAACAAGAACAGCTATTGGTTTGGATCCTGTTGCAGATGAAAATCGATTGCAATTTCAAATGATCGGTAAAACAGAACAAGGAATTGATGAAGTAAACAATAAAAATCAGCCAGAAAATCAACATGGGAAAAGAACAGGACCAAAGCGGCCAACAGAATCTTTACAGGAAAGTATTTCTGATAACACTGAAAGCTATCATTTCTTAGAATCTATTAGAGAAGTGTATTTCAAAATACGTGATGATACGATTGAATCCATTCGCAGAGAGAAAAATCGTTTAATATTTCCTTCGAAAAGTCCAAAAATCATTGAATCTTCCATTTCTTTGTCTGTAGATCGTTTGCAGGAGATTTCCATGAAATATGCTAAAAAAGCATTTAATGAATCGATCTCAAAATGCAAAGAAGATCTAAAACAAGTAAACTATCCAGATTTACAAGAAAGTGTAGCATTGCGTGTAATTGAAAATGATATTAAGGAATCTGTTTCATTACTTGTAAATAAAATAAAAGAATTAATTAGGAATAAATTTCAAGAAGCCAAAAATTTAAATGAAGCGATTGCTTTTGTGTTAAGTATATTCGAATCATATGAATCAAAATGGGAGTCTTTTTGCAAAACGCTTTTAGCACGATCTTATAACTATGGATATGTTTTATCATTATTGAGCTATGGAGAGAAAAAAGCATCCATTAAATCTGAAAAGTCTTGCAAAAAATGCAAAGAACATGATAACGATTTGTTAAATATAGAAAAGTTTTCTTCTTTTCCAGAATCGATATTTTACAAAATACCTCCATGGCATTATGGGTGCAAATGCGAGGTTACAAAATTTAATGGAGGTGAATCGGATTGAGGTATACATTAGAAGAACATCAAGAAAAACAATTGGTGCCTAGAGATTTTATTAATGAGCAAGTTTCGGGTATTGCTAAAATTAATACGGAAAATCTCAAGATTTTAAATGAATCTGCGGAAGGTAAGAAAAAAAGAAAATTGATTGTTACAATGGAAGCTATTCATGTGGGTAGAACAAAAAATTTCACATTTTATACAGAAGAAGGCTTAAAAGCAGGGCTTTCATCTTGGACACATCCTTACAATAAACCTGTTCTAACTCACCATAACGCACACCGAGGGGAACCCATTGGACGAATTCTAAATGCTGAATTTAGTGAAAAAACATTGTCTGGAAAGCCTGGTTTGATATTTACTGTAGAAATTACAGATCAAGATGCTATTGAAAAGGTGCTTGATGGTCGTTATCAGACCGTTTCAATCGGTGCTTCTACAGATAAAGTAACATGCAATATTTGTGGAAAAGATCGAACAGAAGAATGGTGTGAACATTGGCCAGGGAAAAAATATGATGAGCAGACATGTCATTTTATTATCGGCCCTACCTTTGGACGAGAAGTTAGCTATGTGAATACACCATCCGATGAAAATGCAAGAAATGTGACTATGCAAATTGTGGAAGATGATGATAAATCAAAGAAAACGACAAAAGAATCTGCGATTATCAGTATGTATCAAATAGCTGAAGGTCTTTATCAAGACGTTCAAAATCCTGAAGTGAATTTATACGAGCATTTAAATGATGATGTCAAAAAGTTATTAGATTTAATGGCAACAGATGAAGGGAGTGGAAATCAAATGGGTGACATAAACGAACAATTAGAGCAGCAACCAGAAGAAAATAAACCGGCAGATCAAACTCAAGAGACTAAACAAACAAATGAAAGCACACCTATTCAAGAAGATAATAGTCTTAAAAAAATCGAAGAAATGCAGAAAACCATAACCGATTTAGTATTAGAAAACAAAAA